CTTCCTATTATGCGGGAGGTGGCGCTGGCGGTCTTTTTGGCTCAGGTGGTGATGCTGCTTATACCGGACAACACATGGGCCTTAATGGAAATGCAGGAGGCGGTTCTGGTGGTACGAACGGAACATCTGTCTATCAAAGTGGAGGCAATGGTTTTTTCGGGATAGGTGGAGCTGCTAATGCTTATGCTAGACATATGCCGACTTCAGGTTTTGATTCAGGTTATGGTCTTGACGCTATTGGCTGCGGAGGAGGCGGTGCAACCTATCAAGGAGGAAGCAATGGTGGCGGTGGAGGCGATTATGGTTCTGGCGGTTGGCCCGCTGGCGGTGGAGGCAGAGGTACTAACGCTTGGGGCGGCAACGGCTTAGTCATAGTGGAGTTTTAAAATGAGACATATACGAAAAAGAATTGACGAAGATGGCGACACAGTAATTGCTGAGATATTTCCTGTTGGGTTTGTGCCTACTGAGGACAATCTTCATGTCAGTTTGCTTAATGATTGCATGAGTGCAAGAGATGACGTTGAAGAAGATTGGGTATTGAAAGGCTCTCAATGGCTACCGGCAGACGAAGACCCTGCGGCAGACGGAGAGGTTTCGGCTCCAGAAGAAGAAAGCGAAGAATCAGAAGAAGAATCTGAGTAATGCGTGATGAATCTTTTTATCTTGGTTCTTGTAATTGGAGGAATTGCAGCGATCTCAAATTGCGATGACGGAGGTTTGTGTTTCGAGCAACAAACGCATTGCGAGAAATTTGCACAAAGAATTATATTGAATTCTGTTAATACAAACATTTCGGCCATGTGTGAAAGGATTGAGAGATGATTGGCGAAGCGATGCTTGCAATAAAGGCTTTAGATTCAGCCTTTGTCATGGTGCAAGGTGCTATCGCCAAGAAAAAAGAAGTCGAGGACATGGCGGGTGAAGTCGGAAAATTCTTTACCGCGAAAAAGAAAGTAGAAGAACATATCGCCAATGCCAGGAAAGCGGGTACTGAAGACTTGATGACCGGATCCGCATTGGAAGAAGCAATCACTATTGACCAGCAAGAAGAGCGGATTGAGAAAATGATGGAGAAGGTTGGTGCCTATTATTCTCGCAAAGGTCAAACACACAGATGGGTAAAAATAAAGGCAGAAGCTAGAAAGATAGAAAAGAAACGAGAGGTGAAACGTAAAGCAAAGAATGCGGCAGCTAGACTTGCAGCGGAAGAAGAGCAAATGTTGATCCATGATCTAGCGAAGATGTTTTTGTCTTTAGTTGGCGCGGTGGCGTTGATTGCTGGCTTAGTGTTTCTTTTTTTCGGCTCAGGGAATGACTAATAATTATATAATATGACTATAAAAGGAATAACAACTACACTAACAAATAGTGAGATTGAGGAAGCTTGCTCCCTGGCAGAGCAAGCTTACGATGAGTCTATAAGTGGTGCTACTCGCTTTGACAGCATTTTAGGAACTACAGCTTTCTATATGTACAAGAACGATGTTCAGTACATTATTTTTAGAGGTACGCAGGAAGGTAAAGATTGGCTAATGAATATGAGTGCTATCCCTTGGAAAGTAAATGGAAGATGGGTGCATGGTGGATTTGCAGCAGCTCAAGGATCCGTATGGAAAAAGATAAGAGCAAGGTTAGATCCTCGTAAAAAAACCTATTGCATCGGACATTCGTTAGGAGGTGCCTGTGCCACGATTACAGCACTTAAATTACAAAGCTTTGAAAATATAAGGCTAATCACATTTGGTCGCCCTAACGTGTTTCTCAAGGGTAAAAAGCGTCTTAAAGATATCGTAAACATCTCAGTCGTAGCGGGTAGCGATATAGTCGCAACAGTGCCTAGATTTTGCTACAGCGCAGATTCTAACCAGGACATTATTTATTTTGGTAAAGATGGTAATGATTATTTAAACCCATCAAAAGATTTCAGAGATGGTGATAGGCGATTAGGTGATTCGATCTCCGATCATATGATGGACAAAAGCTACACTCCTAGAGTTGATGACTGCAAAGTAGAGGATCTTATATGCGACAAATTTACCCTTTGATTTTTATTTTAAGCACTGGCTGTACTGTTAGTGAAGAAATGATTGAAAACAAGGAGCTATATTGCTCTGGGGTATACAAAGGAATAAGGGCAGTAGGAAGGGTAGCAACAGAGGTTACAACTGGTGTCGCAATACCTGATGTTTGCGACACCATTGATGAAATAGTTGAGGAAGATAGCCTGGGAAAGTCATAAACAATATTGAGGCTGGAATAAAGGTGTATTTACTAACGCTATGAAATTAGGTGGATTGCTTAAATCATTAGCCCCTACGATTGCTAGTGCAGCAGGGGGACCAATGGCTGGCATGGCGGTCAAAATGGCTGCATCAAAACTAGGTTTGCCAGAAAGTACGACAGCAAATGAAATAGAAGATCTGATTGAAAGACAGCCTGAACGTGCTGTTGCTTTGAAGCAAGCAGATGAGGATTTTAAAAATCGCATAAAGGAAATGGAGATCGATCTAGAAAGTTTTAAAACTGAGGTTGAAGATAGAAAAGATGCGAGACAAAACTTTGCGACAGATTGGACCCCTAAAGTATTTAGCATACTTAGTTTATTGCTATATGGTTGTTTTGTAATGATTGTTACTTTGTTACCTCATGACCAAAATGATGAAACGATCATCAGTTTGGTTTTAGGACAGTTATCTGGAATTTTAGGAACAGCCGCTGCGTTTTTTTATGGCGGCTCAAGTGGGAAAAAATAATGGATGAAGATAAGGACGATTTATATGGAGCGATACAAGACAAAAAGTCTATAGGCTCTCTTTCCCCTGCTCCATATAGCGGAAATCCTGCTAACGCTATCCCAGAAATACTAGTGAGTGGCACATTTGATCCTTTTGCTCTTGGAGATCAATTTGACAATGTCTTAGATTTCAGAAGTTCGATGGATGATTTTTTTGCAAATCAAGCGAGTGGCGTATTAGGTGATAATCAATTAGCAACAGCTCAAAGCGTGGGTAATTCACTTAATTTATCTGGTGATGCAATACAACAATCTGTCAGAGACAGTGCCTTTAAAAGAATAGATGAAATCAACGCAGATCCAACATTAACAAAAGAGCAAAAAAAACAGGCAGCTTCTGAAGTTTTAACTATATTAAATATACCGCACGATCCAGACACTTTAGATCCATTTAGCCGTACAGATAAAGATGGCTTTATAGGTAGGAATTTGGCTGTAGATGTTGGTACTGATGCTGGAGCTACTGCTGCAGATGCCGCTGCCGCTGGTGCGGCAGTGCTAGGATCTGTGATTGGTGGTGGTAAAAGTGGTGGAGGTTCAAGCAGTTCGTCTAGTAGTAGTTCTTCAGACTCAACCGCAACAACGCAAGGTGGCATAGCAGACCCTAATGAAATTTTTACTTATGACAAAGCAAGCAATACTTTTATCGATGCAGATGGTAATGCATATCCTGCTGGAGTCACTAACAACGCAACTTTAATTAATGGTGGTCAGTACACAGTAACACCAGTAATTGGCACGGATAAAGTTGTTGCTGAGCACGTTGTATCTAACGATACAGCAGCAGATATTAATAACACTGCCACAGTGACCAACGCCAATGTTGGGGGTCTTGCTAAAGTTGCAGGAGTTGGTGCAGCAGGAACAGTATTAGCAGGAGCTGCGGGAGCTGCGGGAGCTGATGGGGCAAAAGGAGACAAAGGAGATGCTGGATTACAGGGAGATAAAGGAGATACCGGAGTTCAGGGAGTTCAAGGAGTTCAGGGAGTTCAAGGAGTTCAGGGAATAAAAGGAGATAAAGGAGATACTGGAGTCGCTGGAGTTGCTGGAGTTGCTGGAGTTGCTGGAGTTGCTGGGGCAACTGGGGCAACTGGTGCCGCTGGAGCCGCTGGAGCCACTGGAGCCACTGGTGCAATTGGTGCCACTGGTGCAACTGGAGCCACTGGTGCAACTGGTGCAACTGGAGGACAAGGTGAGAAGGGAGAAAAAGGTGACCCTGGTATAACTACTTTAATGACAATTGCAGACAATACCCCTGTAACAGATCAAGCAAGAGCAAAGTTAGACAGAATTAGGTTAGATCCCACATCGTTACTGTCGAGGTTATTCGGATGATGTATCTAGATTTAGTAAATGGCGTGTTGAAACGGTTGCGTGAAAGCACCGTTACAACAGCGCCAGAGAATGACTATTCCGTTCTTATAGGTGAATTAGTCAATGATGCAAAAAAGCAAATAGAACTGAGGCATGAGTGGACTGCTTTGCGAACTACTTTGACGTTTAACACGGTTGTAGGTACTTCCGAATATACCTTAACCAATGCTTTTCAGAATGCAATTTTCAAACAAGCGATGAATAACACAATTAACAATTATATAACTCAGAGAGATCTTACTTACTTTAACAACAATACGGTTTTAGCCACGGCTGCTACCGGATCTCCTTCTAATTTTATGTTTAATGGAACAAGCGCGGATGGCTATTTAAAAGTACAACTGAATCCAGTTCCTGCCGCCATTGAAGCGATACGATTTGACATGATAGTTCCTCAAGTCGATCTGTCAGCAGATACAGATATGCTCACGATTCCAAGCAATCCTGTTCTGCAATTAGCTTTTGGCATGGCTCTGCGTGAAAGAGGAGAAACTGGGGGTATGTCAGCAGCAGAACAATTTAGAGTTGCTGACTCAGCTTTAAGTGATGCGATTGCGATTGATCAAAATAGATATCAAAACGAAACTTATTACGCAGTGTAAATTATGGCACAACAACTACAGAATTTGACGATAGCAGCCCCTGGCTTTGGTGGAGTCAATACACAAGACTCTCCACTGCTACAGCCACAAGGCTTTGCCTCTGTCTGTGATAATGCTGTTATTGATAAGCAGGGGCGAATAGCGGCTAGAAAAGGTCACAGCATGGTCAGTAGTAATGGTGCGAGTGTGCTAGGCACGAGTAATGGTATTGAGCATATCAATGAGTTTATACAGGAAGATGGTACGAAAGTTTTCTTTTCTGCTGGAAATAATAAAATATTTACAGGCACAACGACTTTAACGGATGTCACTCCTGCTGCTTATACGATTACAGCTAACAACTGGTCTAGCTGCTCATTAGGTAATAAGTTTTACATGTTCCAACGAGATCATGCACCGCTAGTCTATGATCCATCAACGAGCGCCTTAACTTTAATTACAGCACATGCTGCTGCTCAGGGTACACCCCCACACGCCCATATAGGTTTGGCAGCTTATGGACGAGTATGGGCGGCTGATATTACTGGCAATAAAAAGACTTTGTACTGGTCTGATCTATTAGATGGAGTCGATTGGAACTCAGGGTCAAGCGGATCGCTTGATCTGACTAACGTATGGCCTAATGGTTACGATGAAATCACAGCTTTAGGTACTCACAATAATTTCTTAGTAATCTTTGGCAAACACAGTATCTTGGTCTATGCAGGAGCCACGGATCCGTCAACGATGGTACTTAGCGACACTGTAAGAAATATAGGTGCAGTTTCTCGGGACGTTGTTGTTAGTATTGGTTCAGACTTAGTCTATGTGGACTTTTCTGGAGTTCGTAGCCTGGGAAGAACTATCCAAGAAAAATCTGCTCCTATCGGTGATATATCAAGAAATGTTAACTTTGATATCAAAGCTTTAATAGCTCTAGATGCTGCCAACATAAAGACAGTTTTCGATCCTAACAATGCTTTCATACTTGTAGCATTTACAGGAATCCCTGCTATGTATGTTTTCGACACACGGTTTCCTTTAGATAATGGAAGTTTTAGAGCAACTACTTGGTCCTCAATAACACCTTTAGCATTCCTATTAAACGATTCTGATGACCTATTGTTTGGTATCAAATCAGGAGTGTCTAAGTACAATCTTGCAACAGATATTGGTAATGACTATGTGCTGTCGTACTTCAGTCATCCGATGGATTTCGGAGATTCATCACGGCTAAAGTTTCTAAAGAAAATCAATCTTGTAACATTCCAAGGGTCAGAAGCAAATGTCACTTTGCAGTGGGCTTATGATTACAGATCAAGTTATAAGAAGCGTGTCTTTACTCTACCTCAAAGTAATGAAGCTTTTTACAATCTAAGTGAATTCAATGAAGGTTCTGAATACAGCGATTCACCTCAACTTATTAATGAACAACGTATCAATGCAAGCGGATCTGGAACTGTAGTCCAGATCGGCTTGGAAACAACTGTCAGTGGCAAAGAAATAGCCATCCAACAACTAAACGTGCAAAGTTTAGTTGGCAGGATGTTATAGGAGAAGAACGTGACGAACTATGTGAAAACGACAAATTTCGCGGCTAAAGATGCTCTTGTATCCGGTAATCCTCAAAAGGTAGTGAAGGGAGGTGAAATAGATACTGAGCTAAATAATATAGCCACTGCATCGGCCACTAAAGCAAATACCAATGGGCCTACGTTTACAGGCACAACCACTTTTGCTGATGTCAACATCACTGGCACCTCAACGATTGCCACGATT